GGTGGTCCAACAAAACGCATAATAAATAATGCCGTGTCGGTCCAAACGTAGATTGCATCACGACCACGAATAGCTCCAACAATTCTTGACCCATCTGCAAGTCTTTGTGTGCCTGCAGTATTGGTTGATGATGGAGTATACGATGTTGTTGCATCAATACTTTCTTGATCTGAAAACCTAATAAACATCGGATCTTTAGTTGACTTTGTACCAATCGTTGTTTCAGTTCCAAAAAATATTAAGTGTCTGTCTGGTGTAGAGACTAATGTTGTAGCGGTTGCTGTTGGTGCGTTTGCTAATATTGTTGCACGTGTTGAGTTTGCAGCGGTTGCTTCTGAGTTCCAACTAAATGTTTCACCACCGTTAATGGTTGCAATTAATAAATTACCAAAGTTATCAAGAGACCAGATTCCTGGTGCAGTAACAACGTCTCCTGATGGCGCACTGTTCCAAGCAGCAAAAGAGGCAGCATCTGTTACTGTTGCTCCAGAACTGTGAGCAGCAGCCGTGGTTCCCTGTGATCCTCTTGTTAAACCTGATAATGTTCCAGAGTCATCGTTTGCTGTGTAAGCAATAAGTTCAGTTCCAATCAACACCGTTCCAGATGAAGAGAACGAAGATGAACTTGCCATGGTTAAACTTGTAGCGCTATCGGTTAGAGATGAAGATAGCGTTGATGTAAACTGTCCTGATAATCGACCACCCCATTGTCCAAGACCCCAACCCGTTGCAGCCGTTTCTAATGCTAGACCTACAGGATAATAATACTGAACTCGTATACCTCCAGATGTCGTTGCACCAGAACCAGACTCATTAGACGGCATAGTAATAGTAATCGTCGTATCAGACGGAATAGTAGTAACTGCAAATTTTTTATCTTCAAAATCAGTAGATACAAAATTAGAATTAGTAATTGCTGAAAAGTTATCTAGTAAAATAATGTCTCCAACATTTTCAATGTTGTGCGCACTAGCAAATGTAATCGTAACCGTTGATGATCCGTTAGTAGTTGTAAACGCACTTGTTAATGTTGTTGTCGATTTAATTGGATGGATGTCATAAAAAGCACCACCTGAAAAAACGTACAACACTCTGTTAGTTCCAAGCGCTGCGTATTTAATACCATTCGTTGTTACAAAGTGATGAATAGCAGTATTACGTCCAGTTATTTTTGTACCACCAAGTTGTGTCCAACCGCCTATCTTTTCAGGAATACCATATCTAAATCTAACGTTATCACAATCTGTCCATTGTCCTTCGCCACTAGAAGAACTAATTTGTTTATTTATTCCTGGTGCAAATCTTAATTTTTGTAACATAATTTATTCCGCATTGTTTGGTACTCCGTTAGAATTTACGATAGGTGACTCTGCAAACGCCATAAATGCATATTCAGTTCCACTATTATTCACTATAGTATCACTTACTCTCCACTTAAAACCATTAGATAAAAAATCTATTCTTTGATTACCATCATCTATGGCAACTGAATCGTTTGCTTCTAAATTAAAGTTTCTAGGATTAAATCCATCACTTCTATTGTCCCACATATACCAACCTTGTGTTGTACCAGATAATCTTTTCACCATAACCCATGCAGGTTTAAAACCACAGTATACGAAAGTTCCATCGGCAGAACCGTTACCAGTATATTTAGAAAATTTACTGTAACCCTGTTTTTCTACAAAACAATAGGCAACATAATTTTGACCACTCGCGCCTGTTAAGTTACCTGAACCACTACCCGATACAAAAACAGAGCTTGTTGTTCCAGTATTAACAGTATCATTAAAACCAGCACTTCCTGCAAAAATATTATTAGTTAAATTTAATTGTAAAACTTCGTTGTTATTTAATGTATCTGGTAGAGCCACGCACCAATTATTAGTTCCATTTCTTTCTTTTACAACAATCCAACCAGGTTTTGCTCCAAGACCATGACCCACTGTATCTGTTGCAGTTGAACTAGCAGTGTAGGTAACGATACTAAAACCAGCAGTTTGATTTGCACTTACTGAACTTGTAATATCACCATCACTGTTTGATGATGCAGAGCCTCCTGCTTTCCAATTCCATGCTACATACTTTGCATTGTTTTGATTCCAGTATGCTTTATCACCTGATGCTTCTGATCCATCTTCAACTCTAAAACCATCTGATAAAAATGCACTAAGGTAACCAAAACGATCTTGCGCTCCGCCACCTTCAACACCATTACTATTTGATTGTAGCTCTCCATTTTCACCAGCACCTCTAACAACATCTAGTAAGTTATGACCTGCTGCATCGTCTTTACGTTTACCCCAGACCCAATCTGGTTGAAAACCTACGCCAGTTATATCTCTAGATTCATTATCATTACCTGTCCATATAACAGTATTAAAATATAAACCTGGATCATCAATAGTTGTATAAGCCATCTATCCTCCATACTCCGCTAAGTTTTTAGTGCATATCGCAAAATATCCTGATGGTACAGAAAATTCAAAATTACCAAACCCTTCACTATCTGAATTACCTGATGATATAGAAAAGGTAGGATTACCAAAATTAAATTCTAATGTGCTAGTACCAGAAACTCCAACAGAATGTCCTGCATAAGGTGTAACTGGTGCTGCTAAAACTGTTGTACTATTTGTAACAAAACCACTTCCTGATGCTGGATCTCCGCCAGTGTTTGACGAACTATAATTAAAAAAATTACCATTTATCCCAATATATAATCTTTGATTATCCATATCTAATGCAAACTGAATTATGTCACCAGTAGAATAACTATTAAACCCATCTATTTCATTATTTGATCCAGAAGTTACTATGTTAAATCTTCCACTTGTAGTACAAGTGAATTCAACACCAGAAAAATCACCTTGTATTGTGCTTGTTCCTGTTACACTTTCAAAAGCTGCTACTCCAGCTCTTGTTCTATCTGATCCTGCATCGGCAGTAAATTTAACTTCAAAATACCATTTACCTTTTGAAAGCATTATATTAGTGCCATAAAGTCCAAACGCACCTGATCCACTTTTGTCCACTCTACAATTACCTTCAGATAAAGTAAAATTAGTTGCACTTGGGTTAGTCGTGGTAAAAGTACAAAAATTATTTGTACAAGTATCTGTGGTTTGATCTAATGCTGCTAAATTAGTTGGACTAAAATCGTTGTTGTTTCCAGACACATCATTACCTAAAGCTGAACTATCTTCAAAATCTAAATGAAAACCATTCGTACCAAAAGTTAATCCTGATACATCTATTGGTTTCCAATGAGTAGGACTATCTTCATCAAACTCACCGAATGAAGTTTGTGCAAGTTGTGAGCCATCTATATTTACAATTTCTGTGATATATCCATCAAAATGATCTCCTGTAGAATCTTTACCAATTCTAAGTTCATTAGCACTATTCCATTCTGTTTCATGGTTTTGAGAAGGATAACTTGCAGTTTCAAAACTAGTTTCTTGTACTCCGTTAATGTACATTTTTATACGATTAGAGGAAGTACTATCTGTTGTATCTACCGCTATAACGGCGTGATACCATCCCGTATCATCACGGAAAATTCTATTTGTTTTTAATAGCATATTAAAAGAAGATCCATCAAAATCGTAAACAAATAATCTATTACTGCTATCAAAAGCAATTTTAGTTTCATGATCTGTTGAAGCACCATCTT